TGCCCATTCTTCATTCGTCAAACGAGCCTCTTCCTTGAGTGTTTCAAGTAAAGCGGCAAGTTTGGTCTTATCCTTTTCTCGCATTAAAGGATTATCAAGAATACCAGTCAAAGATACACCAAGAAGTGCTTCTTCCTCGCAGTTATGCTTCCATTCGCTTGAAAGGTATGGGAAGTGAACCATTGAGGCCTGCCAGGTTCCTAGAATGCTTGCAAGTTGTACCTTGCGCTTCAGGGACTCTGGAGTGTCGTTTTCCCGGACGACAACTTCACTTAGATTGCAGAACTCCTTGTCTCGCAGGATAATCTCTGAGCATGGATTTGTACCAAACTCACGAGTATGATCCCGGCGATCTCCTAGTTTTGCAACTGTCTTCTGTGCAGCATCACGGTTAAAGATCCCTCGTTCACCGCTCTTGGACTTGTACAGAGAAACCCACTCCTCCATGAAGGTGCCAATTTCTGGTTTCTCCTTATATGCTACCGAGTTGTTTGCGAGAGCTCTCTGTGGATTATCAATCCACCATTGACCAGTTTTAGCGTCACGCATCCGTTCGTCCGTGAGGTTCGACAGCGAGATAAGTGCTGATCGACGCACCCCGCCGACAACGACAATTTCTGCAATTTTGCAGACGATATCATGACATTCGATGGAAGTAAGTTTTCGTCCCGAAGCTTTCTTAAAAGTGTTGACTGTGAAGTGGAACAGTTCATCCAGAGGTCTTGGGCCACTTGCGCGTCCTCCGAAAGTCTTGAGTCTCGCACCAGCAGGACGAATCTTTGATAGATCCCATTTCGGGACTTGTCCACCAATAAGAAGGGACACCAGTTCTCGGTAGGCTTTGGCCCACCCCTCTTTAGAATCTTTAACAACAATGACGGTATCGCTTTGAGTAAAGTGTTCAGAGATTGTAGGAAGTTTTTCAACATACTGCCTCTCCACTGAAAACCCAACGCCTGTGCCGCACATGAGAATATATAGTATTTCATCGAATGCGCGAACCTTATTTACTGCAACATACGAGCAATTATACCCTGCGGTATTATCTCTTGCAAGTGCTTCTCCTGCGGTCATCAGTGCCCGCATGCTTGGCATTATCTCAAGATTAAGTACGGCAGTTTCAAGTTCCTTCCGTAGTTCAGATGGAAGTTTATATCCATGCTTTTCCTTAAGATGATTCTGGAAGAAATTGAAATAACGGGCAACAGTTTCTGCCCATGTCTCACGACGCTTTTCTTCTTCTAGCCAGCGCGAATAACGGGAAAGGTGTATAAACTCCTGATAGGGAGTGGGTAACTTAATTTCATTCATAATTTTCTCCTTTTTGGATTCCTCTTTGGGTTGGTAAGATATTTAGGTTAGATAATCCCATGAAACTGGGAAGAGTGGAGCAATCATTTCCTTGATTGCCGAAGCATATTCGCGGATTTCCCACTGGGCATGAGGATCTGATCTCTGCTTGCAAACTCTGGCATATGCCGCTAAAGATCCAGTCCACCACCATTCAGTATAGGTTCCTTGTGGCAAAACAAAACGAGCCTGTTCTGGCGCAACTCCACTTTCTATGAGTCGATTATAGACCTTTAACGATTCTGAGGCAACAGTCTTGTAGAAAGAATCACATATTGCAAGAGTATCCTCATTTAAGATAAAATCTTCAGAACCCTGCTTTGCGCCATTTGATGGTTTGGATCTCCACTGTGGATTATAGATTTCTGGTTCATCGATAACATAGCGTCGAGAAATCTCATTTTCTACAAATCCTTGCTTATGCTTAAAAAACTGAGTTCGAATTGAAATCGGAGCACGAATTCTCAGAGTGATTTGCGGATGTGCGAACGGAGTCCAGTGATTATGTTCCGCGAGATACTTGATAAGTTTCTTATCTCTTTCGCTAATTCGATATAGATCCTCTTCCCAATAAAAAGAGTTAGTCTCATCGAGTCTCTGCTTTGCCTCTTGATCTAGTTCCCAATCACTTTGCTTGTTAAATGATACTCTTGCGGCGTTTACCACAGTAAGATCATCGCCCATGTGAGAAACATATTGAACAAAACCACGATCCAACACAGTTATTCTTTTGTTTTGATTTTTTATACTCGTTTCCATGATGTAAATACCAATTGTGCTTTCAATCCATCAAATACATTGTTCTCAAGAATATTGTTAACATAATCAATACCATTCTTAAGAACCATGTCATTTATATCTTTCTCCTTACAATATTCTGGCCAAACACAAACCTTAAAACCAGATTCAATCAACTTCTTTTGAATGCCAACTGTATCATGATTTCTGGGTTCATTATCTAAAACATAAATTGCATTTGGAAATATCTTTGTCATATCTATAAACGATCCAGTACCAAGACAGGCGACAGAGTTCTTAAGAAATGTACTGTCGATTGGCCCCTCGACAACATATACTTGCTCATTCTTATTTACTTTGTCAATTCCAAATATCAATTTATCTGTATCTTTCTTCTTTATGGTTAGATACTTTGGTGCATTCTTTTTACAAGTCATACATCTACCTTGGGCACCAACTATATCACCATCCTCATTCTTGACCAGTATGATTATCCTGGATTCATTCCGAGCATCATACGATTCATCGAATTGCTTTGCAAAGAGTGAGAAGTCATCAGTATAACCAATATCTTCCCATCTGTCTTCAGGAATCTTTCTAGATTCCAAAAAATCAATGCATTCTTTTGATTCGCGGGCTGGGGTAAAATGATCTACTTTTTTAGCAAATACTGGTGTGGAATCATATGGATAAAGTTTTTCCAGAGAGGGTTTCTTATAGTTAGCCTTACCCTCTTCTCCTGCAATAAAACGCTCAAGGGCATACTGCTTACAGAGATAAGGGGAAACCTTTTCTAGAAAATTGTACAAATTAGAACCATACCCACAATTATGGCAACGATAGAAAAAGTCATTTCCCTTCTGATAAAAAAATCCACGGGCAACGGTCTTTCTTTTTGTAGAATCTCCGCATATTGGACACCTGCAATTTGCAAGATTATCCTTCTTCCACTTGAATCTCTTCAACAATGGAGAAACCATGCCAATATATTTTTTATCAATATAAGTTGACATCAAACTTTCCAGTCACTAACTTTTGCCAGATTTCTTGGTTTTGGTTTTGACTTTCCAAAGAAGTTATCTTCCTCTTCCTTTTGCTTCTTTGCGGTGTCTGTGATATATCCCTGGTCTTCAGAAGATACATCAAACATCTTCATTTTTGCTCGGTTTACACCAACAATGAACTTTCTGTTCTTTGCTTTATCGTTATATCGATTCTTCAACTGCTTAACCATGATCTGGCCAAGTTCATCTAGTTCTTCTGTGGCAATTAGAGCAAACATCAAATCGCAGGTTGCAGGCAAACCAAATGACTCTGAAGTGTTTTCTAGATCGACATCTGTGTTACCATACCCTTCACGATTTGTCTGTGTTGCAGTAAACAAAGGAACATTATATTCAATTGCAAGTCCACGAAGTTCTTCTGCAATCGATTTAACATACTCGTAAGAATTTACATTCTTAGATCCCTTGTGTCGAGAGGATGCACAGATGTTTAGGTAATCAATAAAAATAACATCAGGAACAAACTTCTTCTTTAGTTTAAGTTCATCCAAAAGAAATCTAAAATGATTAGCATTGGCAGTGGCAGTTGGATATTCTTTGATGATAAGTTTTCCCGTCACACCAGCAGCAACTGCTTGAAGTTTCTTGTCATAGACGGTCTTAGATAGAGATTTAAGATCATCTATGTTGGTGTCAAGAAGGTTCGCATCTATGCGTTCTGCAATACGTTCTTCTGCCATCTCACAAGTGATGTAAAGAACATTCATGCTACTCTTCAAACAGTGTGCTGCATGGTGACAGAGAAATAGAGACTTTCCGACGCCAGTTCCTGCCATTACGACATTTAAAGTCTTTGCAGTAACCCCGTCGCGCGTAATTGAATTGAAGAACTCAAGATCAAACGGAATCTTCTTTTCTTCCTTGTGGTAGAAATCAAATCGCTTGCTTGAGTCTTCAATATAATCGTGTCCGATGTTTGGATCAAAAGAAATGGCAAGTGCTTTGCTCAGAATATCTGGAATCTCACCAGATGATTTCTGTGTCTTTCCATCAATAATATTGATAGATTCCATAATAGCATTGTAGATTGCCTTGTTTCTACAAAACTCTTCTGTTTCCTTGGTTAACCAATCAACATCAACCTTTTGGGCAGAAGTTGTGATTGAATCGACCACATCAGAAATATCCTTGACTTGTACTTCGGTTAGATTCTTTTCCTTGTCAAGAAGAATAAACAAAGCCTCCTTGGTGGGGAGGCTGTTGTACTTGAGAAAGTAATCCCTAACCGTCTCAAAAACAAACCGTTCAGAGAAATTATGAAAGTATTCCTTTGTAAGAAAGGGAGTTACTTTTCTAGAAAAGATCTCATCGGTAATTAGGTTATGTAGGATTACTTGCTCAATATTATTCATTCTCGTCCTCTGATACTATTTCACCGGATCCATACTTGAACTCGGCGGCGGCAACAGAATTGATCTGATCCATTAGATCCTTGGTGAAATACTTTTCTGGATCTTCGTAGATGTTCTTTTCAAACACCTTTGTACCATCCTGTAGTTCAATTCTACCACCAGACTTGGTAAGTATACCATGTTCTACAGCAAGGTCAATCAGTCCATAATAAGGATCTAGACCGGTTTCGTAATTTAGTCGAACATCTACTACTTTATTCTCCTTTGTAAGACGACCCTTGTGTTGCTTACAATGAATAATGTTGCCAACTACTTCGCCAGATGAATCCTTATCCTTTTTCTTTGAAAGATAAACAACGATTGATGCGGCGTACTTTAGACCAGATCCACCACCCATCTCCTTCATGGGGACATATGCACCAACCACATCATATGTGTGATTAGTAATAATCATGGGAATATGGGCAATGCCAAGTTTAACAGTCAAAACACGGAAGGTTGACTTAATAACTTGGGCACGAGTCATGTCGCGGACTTCCTTCCCTTCGGCAGTGTCATTCATTTCTTTTGATGTTGACAACATGCCCAGAGAATCAAGAACAATCATCATCTTCTTCCGCTTGTTCTCTGGCATCTCAAGATACTTATCAACAATCGTGACAATCTGCTTTCTAAACTCTTCGATTGTCATCACGGGGAATACCGCAATCCGCTTTGGATCAACACCACGATTCTTGAACATTTCAGATGTCACTGCCTGTTCAGAATCAAAATAAAGCACAACTGCTTCCGGGTTATCCAATAGGAACTTTGAAACAATTCCCATTGTGATATAAGTCTTACCTGTTGCCTGTTCTCCTGCAAGGGCAACAATCTTGTTATCTGGAATACCACCATAAATGTCACCAGAAACTAGTGCATTCAAAATGTGACATCCAGTATTAATCAAAAATCCAACATCACTAGTAGGCAAACCATCATTCACTAGTGTGGCATACTTGTTGCCAGATTCCTTTACAATGCTATTCAAAAAATCACTCATAATATCTCCTTAACCAAATAATGATTCCAATGTACTAACTCTTTCACTCTTCCAACCAATTGCAGCAAGAATAGAACGCAGAGGTTCCATAAATGCTTTTTCAAATTGCATGTCATAATCTATGTAGAGATCAAGTTCAAACTCCTTTGGAATCTCACTTATGAACGAGATCACATGATCTTGTCCAAAAACTCCACCCAAAGGATTAGGTTTCTTCAAATACAAAAACTTAATCTTGTCTCCGTCATTGATTTGACGATACTTCTTTTCCAACTTGTACTTCTTAATATAGTGATTATAAATCAAAGCACCCTTCACTTGAATAGGTGTTGACTTACGATAAATTTGTTGATTATCTGCGTATTCCTTTAGACCATTGGCACTTCTAGGAAATGCAATATTGATTGGATCATACTCGTTGAATTTCTTACGGACACTCTCAATAAAATCAATCAAAGCATCTTCATCCTTGCTCACTATGATTTTGATACAGGACTCTAGATCCTTTCTGACAACCTCTGGAGTTGAACTACGGGTAGTTTCGATACCCATGATCTTCAACTTCGGTTCCTTATATTGGACGCCTTCTTTGTTCCACATGTTGAGAATATATCTCTTCTTGGCAGTCCAAATGCCCTTCTCTGCAATGACTTCTCTACCCATGACCATTTTGTTTTCATAGGCATTCATAAGATTCTTGAGTCGTTCAAATTCCTTGTCAATGAATGGTTGAATTATTCCATCGCACGCCTTGTCAAGATAATTTGTAATCTTCACAGGATCTGTTTCGTTCGGCAACACCTTCTGTACCAATTTATCCAAGCAGATATACATTGAATCTGTATCAGACGCAATGATGTAGTCTTCTTCACTTGTACCAAGAGTCTGATTCAACATCTTATTAATAGAATTGGCAATGTATTGAATAGACAACTGACCCGATAGGGTGATTGCCTCTGCAATTTCTGTACTGAAATATCTAAAGTATTCATTGCCAATCGCACCATATGCAGAGTTCAATTGAATCTTTCTAACCAACTGAAAGTTTGAATACTTAGAGATGTCGTACTCAAGGTTTCGCTTCAATGCGATAAGTTCCTCGTCCGACAGATTACTGTAGTCCATGTGTGTATTATACTCCAAACACCTGAAAAGTCAAGTGTGTTTAAATTGTGTCTTATATTCTTTTAAAGAACGCTCTACTATATCTTTCAGGGATACCGGCGAATAATTAAGACCAGGAGAATCTACGCCAACATCAAAACTAAGATACGCACGATTAGAACTAGTCATAAATCCATGCTTGCCATGCGAATGACCATGTAGATGAATTGGAGTTATTGAGTTCCAAGATCTAAGTGGATAATGAGATAGGCATATCTTTTCGGCATAAAAATTCTGCACCCATCCTGGTTCTTTTTTAATATTCATTTCAAGATAACTACAAACACTCTTGAACTTTGCCTTCTTCAGATTTTCTGATTCGGCAGTAGGATCGTGATTTCCAATAACTAAATGTATTTTTTGACACTTTATCTGCGAAAGAATATCATTCACTCCATTCACCCAGTGTTTTCCTTTACCAAAGTAAAAATCACCAAGATGGTATAGAGTGTCCTTTGCACCAACACACTCATTTATCTTTTCAATGAGCATCCAATTCATTTCTTTTATATCTTTGAAATGCTGATGCCGAGATGTGAGATTTAAAATGTTTGTATGACTAAAGTGAGAATCGCTGGTAAACCAAATCATCCTAGTAGAAGATCTCGACCGTCGTTTCTATTTTCATTTATCTGACGATCTGCCTCATTCCACCCCAAATTATACTCTCTCCAATAAGAATCAGTTGCTTCTTGAAGAATTGCCTTATTTGGTAGATTGTTTCTTCGATCTTCGTACCCCTCTAAAAATCCCTTGCCTGGTTGATGTGTCATTTTTATTCTTTCCGAAGATGGCATCATAGTTTTCGCCATACTTCTTTAAATCTACTTTACGATACGAGTCACCTTTACCTGCACTATGCTTTCTGCTCATATCAATCTGCTCCATTAGTAATATTATCAAAATTAATAGGTAAATCACCAATGCGATTCATGAACTTCTTGGTCAATACTACTGCATTTTCTTGCTCAGAATATGTTAACCAAAGACCCTCTCGCATAAGTTCTCTCATTGCAGAGAGCTCATCGTTATCAAATTGAGAAACTACTATAGGATCGTCGTCAATTACTCCTTCTAAAATTTCAACCTCAATATTTGTCTTCCATTTTGAGGCATAAAATATCTCTGAGTAGGAACTAATTGCTTTCTCGATCTTGTTCTTTAACGCTTGTAGTCTGTATATTTGTGTCATGCTGATTATATTTATCAACGAAAAATGAAATCATAATAGGGTAATGCTTAACAACGGCTCTTGCGCGTTGACGAATGTACTTTGGAACCTTTGGAGTCTTTTTGGGATCCAAAAGATCATACATAAATCGTTTGCAAGATTCAAGCGAACGAAGTTCTTCTTCAAAAGTTGACATAAACTCTTCGGACTGGGATCGAACCAGTGACATTGGAGTTAACAGCTCCACGCTCTACCTGCTGAGCTACCGAAGAAAGAGGATGACGGGAGTTGAACCCGCAACATCTACCTTGGAAGGGTAGCACTCTGCCATTGAGTTACATCCTCAAAATTAAAATATTTTAGAATTAATTTTTTCTTTCTTGTTTTTGTTTCTCCCCCTCCACGAATCGGTAAGGGCATGACAATTTGGACAAAGTATCTGTAAATTATCTAAACTGTTATTTGTTCTATTTCCGTCTTTATGGTGAATCTCTAACGGTATTGATTCTTCCCGCCATTTATCAAGAGAACACATTTCGCATTTATGATTTCTTTCTTTGATTAAATGTTTCTTGATGCCTTGATGACCAGAATATTGTGACCAATCTTTGAGTTGTTTATCTTTGTTCCAACCCTGACTAGTCCAATGTTCTGTGTTTATATTATAAAGTTGGAGATACTTTTTTGCAACAAAATAACTACCACCAGCAGTTTTTTTATATCCCAATTGCTCTAATAAACCAGCAACACTGTTACAATTATTAACCATTTCTTGTAATTTTTCTTTACCTAACTTAGATATTCTACCGTATTGTTTATTTGGCATTTCGCACCTCTACTACTATATATGCGATTGCCTTTCTGAATGAGAATGGTGGGAGTCGAACCCACAAGTCGTAAGACCGCAGATTTTCATACCACTTCGGCTTTCGCCGCCCTTGCGGTTCGTGGTCTGGACTATGCCTTCATCCGTTCTGGATGCCAACCGTCTAGTCTCTACACCTTCGCATTTCTGCGCTTGGCTCGGCGTTGGGGGATTTAACCTTTCACCGAATTTGATTGGATTCACTAACATATTCCTACATTAGTGCTCAGTTTTTCAAAGTCTGCTGCGTATGCCAATTCCGCCACATTCCCAATAAACTACCCTTTCATTAGACTCATAGTATACCACGAGACTTCATTACTGCAACGACCTTCTCCAATTCTTTTTGACATTCAATCATTTTATGCTTGAACATTTTACGGTCTTGATACATCTTATCCATGAGTTCTGGCAAAAACCCACGGCGATCTTTTACAAAGGTTGTGCCGTTGGCGGCGACCGACAAATTCTTATCAGTAAACATTTTAATAGAATTCATCGAAACCTCTCCATTGGAAAGAATGCCGGCGGGAGAAACAACACCCCTCATGCCGTCATCTGTAATAGTTTCCGGAGAAATATTATACTGCATGATCAAATGTGGGTAAAGTGAGTTCAAGTCAAAGGAAACGATCCACTTATGCATTCCGACAATCGGATCTTTCACATACGCACCGGCATATTGCTCATCCTTCGATGCTTTACCCTTTGGTGGAATTGCAATCTTGTTCTTTGCTAGATGATTGTAGATAATCACATCCCAAGTTTTGACTTGAGAAAAGACATCGGTAAAGTTAACACCCGCACTATATGCAAGTGCCAATGCAAGTTCGATTAGTTTTAGCCTATCCTCAAGGCGTTCAACCAACCGGACATCTTGGATGTTATATTCGATAAACTTTTGGAAATCTTTTGTATAAAATTCTTGAATGCTTTCATATTCGCTATAAGAG